ATTTTAATGCGGTAGTTGTATACTCTTTCGTTTTCTGACAAGTATTCTTTAAAATGTTTCATAATCAATCCCTATACGATATTTATGCAGGTTTATTCTTTTGATCTCTTGTGCCGATTAGTCGATCCAATAAATCATTACGACTCAGCACTTGACCTTCAGCAGTTTCCACAGATTCTTCGTTGGTATCATCTGCACGTTTTTCCCGGTCCAGATCCAGTTTGGCCTTTTGTAACTGTAACTGAATCATCTTGAGTTTCTTGTTCATCTTGGCTGTTTTAGCTGTTAATGCATGTCCCAGCATAGCACCTGCCACTGCAAAAATTTCACTGGCATAGCGGCTGTCCACTTGCATGCCAAGATCCATTAGGTCATCAAACGTTTCTGTGGCTTTTTGTGCCAGTTCGTCCATATCGCCGTCACTGGCTTCAAGATCACGCACACCGGGTAAGGCAGCGTCAATCTTGTCAATGGCATTGTCAATTTCAGTTATGGCATATTGCGTAGTGGCAATATCCGGCACAGAATCCGCTGTATCGGCAGTGCTAGACGGCAAGTCAAAAAGTTCTTCTAATTTTTTGGTCATACCATATTTACCGCTTTTGCGGTATAGTGCGGCTTATTTTCCGCCGTTGCGGAACATGTCTTCTTCGGTGATGACACGAAATTTCAGCCCGTTGCGGTTGCACCATTTGGTTGCTTGATCCCATTTGGCATAATTGATGGCCACTACCATGCGGTCTCTGTTGCTCATTTTGCTTTCAACAATGCTTTGTTTTTTGGGTTTGATTTCGATTACTTCTGCAATCAAGGTGTTCTGACGTGTTCTGTAAGTGATCAAAAAGTCAGGTATGTAGATGCTTTGTTTTCCTGTAACAGGATTGCGATAAGGGATTTGTATACTTTCGCTGGCCCACTGCATCACATTGTCGTTGTTGTCCAGGAATATCATAAACGATAATTCCCAACCAGATCTATAACGCGGTGTACCCTTGCCCACATACTTGGTAGGGTTTTTTACAGTGTATGGTCCTTGTGCAAACTTGCTCATGCCTTAACATTTCGTGCGGCATAATAATTTGGCTGCACAGGTTGTGATACGCCAAGTAGTGTAGCATTACTACGCTGGTCATTGAGATAGTATGCAAGAGTCAAGTTTAGTTCTGCGGTATTGGTGGTCGTTTGCATCTGCTGTAACAGAGTTAGCACAGGTATGCTTTGCTCATTGGCCACTCTGAACAGTGCAGTAGCAAAGTTGGCAGCTGACGATACAGTGGTATATATTGACTTGAAGTAACTGAGAACCACATCCCATTCATTGCTGTCAACAAACTGCTCGTATCCGTAAAAGCTGTCAAATACTCTCACAGTGAGATCTAGATTGTAGTTGGTATTATTAACTGAGTTCATACGTTAGGAGGCGGTTGTTTAGGGAATATCATGCTGTTGGCAGAGTTTGCCGCGTTACGCATGGCGCCTGGCAAACTGTTGCGTAATACATCTTGTTTAACAGCGGCAGCATCATTGCGTATAATATTGGAAAGAGGCGTTTTCTTCAGGGTTTGATTTACATTAAGTGCTTTTTGTACGCCACCAATCACATTGGCAAGACTGCCTCGGCCAGACATCAGTGCAGTCAAGTCTTCGTAAATACCTACACCGGCATCTAATAATCCGCCTTGGCCCAGCACAGTTGCCTGACTTCCTGGTCGAGATATTGAACTCAAAATTTGATCGTAACGATTGGGATCAGCAAAACCAACCACGTTAGTATCCGGACGAACGTTACCAATGGCGCCAGAATAGTATTTTACTGTTTCGTATTTTATTGTTACAGTATGTGTCATAATACCGCCGCCTTGACTGTAATCATAGGTATCGTGTTTCCAGTCAGTGATCATTGGGTTTACTAGCACGTAGGCTGCAAACTTGTGCTGATTAAGTCCGTAAATTTTAATGTCGCGGAAGAACGGTGGCTTACCTTCTGGAGCAAATGTTCCATCTGAATAACTTTCGCCCACATATCCCCAATCGTTTACAAATCTATCGTTACTGTATGTATCACGTGTGTTGTAACCAAATCCTGTTGGTGTTGCTTGCAAGCTACCAGACGTTCCGTTAGTGTTTGGTACACCCTCGTACTGTTGTCCGGGGTCTTTGTAATAGTAACTAAAATAGTTATACCACAAATTGCGAATTAAATCGCCGCCGTCGTCGTTAAACGTTATGGTAACAGGTTGATATTCAATTTTACTTTGTACCAATCGTTTACGATTGTACTGATTCATTGTGTCAACTGAGATTTGATAACTGGGCAAGTCAATGGTCTTGACTGACAAGCCAATGCTGGCAGCATCACCATTGCCAACCATGGCTTGCAAAAATGGTATTGCGCCAGAATTTAAATTAAAGAATGTGTGGAAGTTGAACTTGAGTCGAGGCGCAAGTTCGTATCCATTCGTACGAAAGGTTTTACTGGCATGGGTATAATCTCTTAACCCGTTATCGCCAATAAAACCTTTTAGAAAGTCTTGTCCAAAACTCATTGAGCTACTTAGGCGCCTTGTGTGCCACCTAAGCCGGTTACTGTGCCTAGTGTAGTACCGAGGATAGTGCCTGTTTCGCCAACACCGCCACCAATAACTTGGTTAGCATTGTCTAAGGTAATACTTAGTGCAATGGTCATTGCTTCGTTACTTGCATAGTTGGCATCACCATAATTTACTTCTTTCAAGTAGCAACCATACAATTCCCATGATTCCAGCACTGTTGGAGCCACTGCACCGTTGCCGCCATCAAGAACTTCAAACTTGGTTGTGAACTTATAGTCTGCACCTGCGGCTGCTGACGCCATTTCAAAAAAGTCCAGTTGTTTCTGTAGTTGTGATCCAACCAGTTGTTGTACATTGGCGCCTGCATCATCACGCAGGTTACAAGTTACATCACCCCATGAGTGCTTGCCAGCCATTTTAAGAGTGGAGTTATAAATTGGAATATCTATGTTTTCGAATGTTACTGTTGGGCGTGTGAAATCAATAACTTGTTTGGTCATCTCAGTTACAGGTGCCCCTTGAATACCAAAATTTTCAAATACCACTCGGAAGCGATATTTTAATTTTGGCATTAATATACCTGTACTGCCTTGGCTAGCGTCGCTTGCTAAGGGTACTGTCATTTTGTTTAACGATGCTGATGGCATAATTTTTATCCTCTGTTACTGTTATTTATGTTATCTATACATGACTAAAAATAGGAGCTCACGCTCCTATTTTATTAGCCTCCGGCAGCAATTTCTCCGGTGTTCTTAATACGAACTGGAATGTAGATAAACTCAACTGCCTTAACTGGCTCAATAGCAATATCAACATATAATTCGTTACGATCTATACGTGCAGGAGTGTTATTTGATGCATCGCACACTACTAGATAGTCATAGATACCACGTTTAGCAACCAAGTCAATCATTAGACCATCAATTGCGTTCTTGATTTGATTGCGTGTAATCTGATCATTTGGCTCGAACAAGAATTGCTTACCAATAATGTCCAGGCGTCCACGGATAAATGCAACCAAACGTGCTACGTTAATACGGTCCATTGCGGTTGTAAGACTTGTAGTTGTCTTGTTACCAAAGTTAGTAATACCAACACCTGGAATAAACGTAATTGGGTTAATTGCGTTTTCATACAATACATCACGCAAGCCTTGACGTACACCTAACGATACAAACTCGCCTGTGGTAGCGTTAACATAACCAAGTTGTACAGCATTGTCAATAACACCACGACGTGTTCCGGCTGGAGCAAACCAAGGGAATGACACTTCGTCACTGCGAATAATTGTACGGATCATCATGTGACTTGGTGCAGTTACTACTGGGCTGCCGCTCAAGTCAGTTGTCTGGCAACTTGGGTAGAATACGCCCATGTACTGGTTGCCAACTGTCAACCCGTCGCCTGTGTCAAGTCCTAGCCCGTTGTTGTTAGAAGCCCAGAGCAAGATGTCTTGTGGATCTAAACGTAGCGGTGTATCACCGATAACAAAGCCTGTGTTGTTGCGCTCGTTGTTGAGTGCAATCATGTTTGGCATCAATTCTGGGTACGCAGGAGTTGCCAGCAAGTTGAATTGACGTTGTTCTTCACGAACATCTGTGTTTGTGTCAATGCCAGACTTTAATGCGGCAACAATCATGGCACGTTGTGCTTGACGTCCCATGTACGGAGCGCCGTTGGCTTTTAGACCACTGGCTGTTACCCAGGCATTGGTCACTGCTGGCAGTGTATCATCAGGATATGTTTCACCGTTGAAGTAATCAACTTGGAAACTCTTGACATTAAATCCAGAACGACGTGTGTTGAACAACAACATACCTTGTGGATATAGGGTAGACTGTGGAGCATCTAGGTCTAAGTAATCACTGACCAACAAACTAGTAATAGTCGGTAACGGTGCTGTGATTGGGTCGGTATCGCCGTTTGGTGCCCAACGTGCATCAGCAAATAACACACCGTTTTCTGTGGTTTGATCAGTGTTGTCAATTGCTACCCACTGATCAACTCCACTGACTGGCTGCCAACGATATAACTTGGGATAGTTTTCTAAGTCGCTTGTGTCTACCCACAAATCACCATATACCAACGGTGATTCTGCTGTGTTAGTCTGTGTGGTAGGTGCTGTGGCACTGATAATTGGACCTGCGGCATTTGTTGCACTCAAATCGTAACCACGAATATCGTTTGTCACGTTCTGGTAACCTTGCCATGTTCCGTTGTCTTGAATCATGATGTCAACTTGATCAGTTGCACTGTAGTACCATAGACGACCGTCTGCTGGATCTTGATCCGGAGCGGCATCACTTGCTGTGTATGTGAAAGTAGGGGTGGTTACCCAGTTACTTAAAAATAATCCAGTGGCAACACCGTCTACGTAATGATTTCTTATGCCAGTTACACTGGTATTAAATCCGGCAGTGGTAACCGGAGTACCAGTTACATTAGTCAGTATCATTGAACCGCCGGCGGCGTGTGTAATCACAACAGCACCTGCGCTGTTGACAGTGGCACTAACATACGGAATATCGGCAGCACTGATTGCGGCAATGAAATCTTCAACTGTGGTTCCTAGTAGTTCAGCAGTTTCGGTAGTAGTTGTAGCGGTGCCAGGTTGAGTGGCTTCAATTGTAAATGTATTACCTGACACAAACGGACCCGGAGTAGTATCATCGCCTGTGATTTCTGTGGCGCCAGTGGCGTATCTTTCAAATATTGTAAAACTTGATGTGTTATTATATGTAACATTTGCTTGAGCATAGGTAGATCCGGCAGGAATATTTTTTCCTCCGCCACTTGGATCGGCTGCATATAACTCAGCAGCTTCGCCAAGATATACAGGGCAGGCCTGGGCAACAAATGCGCCCAAGATAGTGCTGTATTTTTTAACAACCAATTGAGTACCTTGATTTACATCAGAAATCTTTTGCCATACACTGCCGGTTGGTGCCGGTTGTGTTTGAGTTGAGCCCCAGCGTGGAACTGTATAACTTGGACTTATTTGGTATGCAGGAGCATAGTATTCTCCTGCAGTAATACCCAACGTGGTCAATGTAGTGCCAGTCAATGTGATCAATGACACAATACCACCGTTGCCTGTACTGCCGTCGTTTGTGGCAGTGGAGTCAGCGTAAATGTACAGTTTGCCACCAATGTTGGCTGCGTACACGCCGGCAATGGCTGCGTCATTGATTGCAGTAGAAATACCGTCCACTGTGTTGTTAGGAGCAACAGGCACTGTGATCACCACATCGTTGACAGAGAAAGTTTGTCCAGCTGTTAGTGTTGTTGGAGCCAGCGTACCTGTGATTGTTGGATTAGCAGTTTTCCATTCGTCGCTGCCAAGCAGTACCCAAGTGTTGTACAAATCTGATAATGCAGTAGCACTTGTTTGTGTAGATGTTGGGCCGCCACGTTTAAAATATCCCGGATTGAATGTACTAGTTGCGGTAACAGCATAGTTGCCAATACTACCAACTGTCTGTAGTGGTACTGTACTTGCAGTTTCTAATTGTGTAGTACTAGTAATTACAATAGGAGTTTGAACAGTAAACGCACCAGTTGTAATATTCCACTGGAAGATCCCCCACTCAGTGTTTGTGGTGTCAAACCAATAGGTGTTGTTGTTTGGTGCGCCCAGTGGTCGTGTCAATGACGCTGTCAGTTCTGTTAAGTCAATATCCACTCGCTGAACATAACAACGATTGCTCACGCCAAGTGCAGAGTACGCTGCCAACAGGCCGTATTCGTTTAGTTCGTAACCGTTGATTGGTGTGCCAGCAGTGGTCTTGTAGAAGAATGGATTGCCAAAAGTAGCAGCCAAATCTCGCTGACTGGTCATTAAATAAACACGGTTAGCATTTGCTGCCAATGTTCCTGGTGCAACGCCAACTCCGGCGGCACTGGTTTTGTTCTGTGCCGTTGCTATTAAAATGTATGGTACTGAATTGGTAGCGGCAGGGATATATTGACTTTCGTCGATAATCGTTACTTCTACGCCTGGGGATACTAATGCCATGGTTAAATCCTTTTTCTAAGTTGCTAATATTTAGCACCTATGCGCAAAAACTGTTATCATTACACCCTTTGCCAAAGGTTTTCACACTAAATACTCCATGCAAAGACCCTTATGTCCGGCGTGTAGCCAAAGATTGTGTGCTGTCAACTACCATCGAGATGGTGTACCGCACTATAGAACACGATGTGAACACTGTATTAAAAAACAACGTCGAGCAAAGCCACCCAAGCCTCGGTGGGAATCAAGTGGTTATAAGAAAAAAGCCACATGTGATCGATGTGGCTTTAAATCAAAATACTCTGCACAAACGTCGGTATATCATGTGGATGGCAATCTACACAATACCAGCATCAACAATTTAAAAACAATATGTTTAAACTGCACAGTTGAGATCAAGAAGTCTGATTTGCCCTGGCAGCCAGGCGATTTGGTGCCTGATTTATAACGTTTTGTATTTGTTTGTACAGCGAATCAATACTTGAGTTGTTGTACAGCACAAAATCAAAGTCGGCACCGACCCAAGCTGTTTCGCTTGCATGGATGCCTTCTTTTTTTAGCCATGCTTGCGCTTTAGTATCACCACGATTTGCTGTGCTGGCAATACCAGTCCAATGCGGTTGAACACCTCGCTCAACGCAGATTATAATGCCGCCGGCGTCTCGCAAAGATTTGATTTCGTTAGGAAAACGGCAGTCGCTAATAACAATATTATCTTGGCTGTTACGCAGTTTGTTTTCTAAACTAGCAATCCAAATATCATCATGGAAACCAGACCGGCACACTTCTGTCCCCCATAACTGTAGCATTAATCGTGGGGTTAAGTCGGGCCGGTTCAACCGGTTGGCCCACCACGGATCTACTTGTTCACGCCACTCACGTGCTTGCGCAGTTCGTCCTTCTAGCATTGTGCGATCCCATCCAAACACCTGTGCTACAGCATCTTTAAGACTATTAGCAAAACTCTCACGTCTAAACTCATGAAAATTTACCAAGTAATCTGCCACTGTGTCTTTGCCACTGCCAATGAACCCGCATACTCCAATAATTGTACTCATGCTATATGATAACACAGATCAGTTTAAAAATCAATATTATGTTTCACCATTTACTATAGATGTAAATACACTATGAACAAAACTATTGTTATACAATCGCCCACAAGTCCAGATCTCACAAAACTAGTAGAAAACAGCGACGGGGGTGCTCGCGATTTGGCAATGCTAAAAGCACTACAGTTAGATAGTGCTGGGCGGTCTAAGCCCCAAAAAAATCTTACCCAAGTTGTTGTTAATCGGCAAGTAACCCGAAAAACTCGTGTGGCCTTGGCTATTTTACCAGAATGGGCACCGTACATACCTCCTTATAATTTAGCTAGAATAACTGCACTCAGTAGAGACAGCGGATTCGAAACTGTTGCATATGATATCAATGCTGTTTGCTATTCAAGAATTGACCAGGCATACTGGAGCGGATACAAAGATTGGGTATGGACCACTGACAGCTATTATACTGATGTGCATCCGCTCATTGAACCTATATTAAATGAGTATATAGAAAAGATTGTAGCGTTCAAGCCCGACGTCATGGGCTTTAGTATTTTTACCACCAGTAACAAAGCCACAACTTGGATGATTAATCAAGTTCGTAGCAGGTTGCCCAACACTATTATTATTGCAGGTGGCCCGACTGCCATACAAGAAAAAATTGAAAACACTGACATAATAGATCATATTGTAGTAGGCGAAGGCGAAGCAATATTTTTAGATCTAATGGAAAAAATTGAAAATAATATTCCTATTACTGAAAAATTTCTAGTACATGATAAAAGTATACGCATTGATCTTGACAGTTTGCCATATCCTGACTACAGTGATTTAGATTTATCATTGTATCAACAAAACGGAGTAAGTGCTGAATTGAGTCGTGGATGTGTGGCAAAATGCCAGTTTTGCAGTGAGACGACATTTTGGAGATATCGAGGGCGCCAGGCAAATAATATATTAGACGAGTTGGAGCATCAATATAAAACACTAAAAATTGATAGTGTATGGTTTATTGACAGTTTACTCAATGGTAACTTAAAAGAACTACGTGCATTTGCCCAAGGATTAGTTGAAAGAAAAATTCGATTAAGTTGGATGGGCTATGCTAGATGTGACGGACGTATGGATCTTGACTACATTAGAGATCTCAAACGCGGTGGATGTAACATGTTGAGTTTTGGGGTGGAGTCAGGAAGTCAACACGTTTTAGATGTTATGAAAAAGAATGTCAATCGTGATGACATAGAACAAAATCTTAAAGATTTTACCACTGCAGGTATACGTTCGCATACCAATTGGTTTGTAGGATTCCCAGGCGAGGGATATAATGATGTAGCCGACACTATGACTTTGTTGTGGCGCACACGCAATTGCAACATCTTTGGCCGAAGTTTTGGCACTTGTCAAATTGGCATGGACACTCCGCTAAACTATGAACGATCAAAGTTTGGAATTTCAGAAGGCGCTTTAACACATCAATGGAAAACTGAAGACTACACCAACACTATTTTCCAGCGGTTAATACGCTATAAGTCTGTTAATGTTATTCTTAATCATCTTATTAAGAATCGTAGTGTAACGTATGAAACACTAAATGAACGTCCAGGACTAGAAAAGCCAGAACACTATACACTAAGTTACGATCCTGCAAATATCATCACAGATATACCATACGAGAAGTTTGATTTTAACATTATTAAAATTGACGATCACTTATTAAATGCCACTGTGGTCAATGAAATTTGGCCATTGCTTCGTGTGTTGTGGTTAGCACTAGGTCCTTATGAACTTGATCTAAAATTTGATCCTGCACACGATACACAAGAACTAGGTGCGTTTAATTTACCAAGAATGAACAGTTACTATCGGGCAAGATATCAGTTTAAAATTGACAACAGCGGTGCATGGTCCGCAGATTTTGATCACGAAATTTTTGTACACGGGCATGATCATCCGCCGGTGGAATTTGGTAAAGAATTTACGTTTGCACTTCCGTGGACAGGCAGCGGCAATTGGACACGACCTGGGCCTACTTCAGTGCAGTAACATTAAGATGGGCAAGCGTGTTTTGTAACATACCAATTTGTCTGCGGCAGTCTTCTAGTGCATGGTGTGTGGTAGGCGGCACGGGTTGTCCTGGCCACAAACTAAACACAGTCCTTGAATCACGCACCATATAATACTGCCACGGCAATGGCTTATTATAACTTTTATAAGCATGTTCCAGTATGTTCATGTCATAGGTTGGGCCTTGCGCCCATATTCGATTGGCATGCCAGATTAGCTTTCCAAGGCCGTCCAATGCTTGGTCTAGAGGAATTCGATTTTCTTCGTTAAATGCTTCGTCGCGAACAATAGCAGGCTGAGTTGCCCACCAGTCAATGGTGCCTTGTTGGATAGAACGAGTTTCTTGACTTTCCAGTGTTACTCTAGCATAGTAACTCTGCTCATAGTAGCCCGTACCAAACGGGTCAAAGCTCTGAGCCGCAATAGTTAGTATTGTGGTGTCTGGGCCAGTGCCCAATCCTTCTAAGTCAATCATTAAATCTGCCATATGCTTATTATAACACACAACAGAATAATTTGCAATCTAGTGTTTAACCGATTACCCAACTCAATGGCTGTGACCCATCTACATAGTTCTTGAGATCTAACAGCAGTGCATCCATTTGTGCTTGTGCTTCACTTTTCATTGCGGCACCGTTTAAGGTTCCGCCGCCCTGTGGGCCAGCAATAGTGCCAAACTTCTCACGTGCTTCACCAATGATCATTTTACAGTTGGCCACCATGTAGTCACGAATCCATTGCGAGATTTGAAAGTCACTTAACAAATTAAACTCTGGTTTCAGGTTGTAGGTCCAGAGCAGCACATTCTCGCCAGTGCCTTTTGGGTCACGGATAATTTGCAATTTCTTGGTAACAGGATTCCAGGTAAAGTTCATGTAGCCGCCAAACATACGTGCGGCCAGTTCTACATACTGGCTGTAAAAGTCGTAAGTGGCCAGGCCGCCGGCAACGTTGAAGTTCATTAGATACACGTTCATCGACGCTTGAGAGAAAGGATCAAAGTTTGACGAAAACGGACCGGCACTATCGCCAAACGATCTACGGAATATCTGACGTACCTGTATAGTTTCTTGCGGTAGTGTATAGATGTTTACATCCTTGACCAACTCCATAAAAGTATAGCTTTCCTCATACGCACCCTGAGCACGTTGACGATACACACCAATGGTTTTTTGGTATGCGGCTTCGTAATGCTCTGCATCTAGTTCAATGTCAATGATCTGTGAAGCCAGTTGTAACTGCACATATTCAATAAGGTTTTGTTTTAGCGTATTAAGGCTTGACTGTTCTTCAATGGCCATAGTATGGAACTCCGTTCCCCCTTATTTACCAACTTTTAAGGATGATCAGGTTCTCTGTGCCACGTCCATTAAATGGTGTTTCTGTTGTGGTCAAATCCTTGTAGATCTTCCTGGCGGCTGGCTTGCCTGCGGCTCCCAGTGCGCGAAGCACGTCTGCAGGTTTGCGCACAGTTTTTTGCTGACTCTCTACTGTACTATACCCAATAATTGAGTTTGACTTTACAGTAAATGCCTGTGTGTGGCTGTCTGCAACAAGATGAATTAGTTTGCGCTTTTTAGTGTCATACAACCATGCTTCTGCTTTGTCCACCAAACTTGCGGCAGGCAATCCTTTGAGTTTGAGTTCTGCAAAGTCCACAATGTGTTTGAACTTTGCGGCACGTTTCTCAGGTGGCACTGCCCGAACTTTACGTGGCTTGCGCTCGACCTTTTTAATCTGTACATAAGCACCGCAATCAGAGATCACAAGCTCACAGAACTTTACACAATTTTTTAACTGCACCTTGCTCAAGAAACTGTAGCCCTGTACTAAGTCAGCATCTTTGCCCTCTACTGCGGCATCAAACTCTGACAGTTTGCGTGTCCAAATTTGTCGAATGTCATTTACCATTTGTGGAGCAATGTTTAGGCTACGCATAAGCACCACAGGTTTGTAGTCTGCATTGAGCTTGGCACCGCTTGCAATAAAGTCATCAAACAATCCGTCCAACTCGCCTGCGCATTCTGACACCTTTTCACGCAGTCGATCTTGGATTGTAATTCTTGGCACTGCATCATCCACTGTCACTTCTTCTGCCACTTCATCTTGTTTGGATTCTAGAATCTCTTTTAACAAGTTATCCAATTTAATCTGCTCCGGATCTGTTAGCTCTAGTCCTACCATGCTCATGCGGCACAACCAACCTGTGGTCAAACGAATTGAACTATCTGGAATGCGTTTGAGTGTACGCACATCTGCTTTGCGTCCGTGCAATTCCAAATAATTAACAATCATCTCACGAGCGTCTTTTTTGCCGTAAAAGTAATTGTACCAAGAAAATGCATGACTAAAAGCACTGATGCGACCCTCTGTGGGCTGAGTTTTCCACGTGGGTTCCATGCCCATGGCATTGGTATCTGCACTACGTGGGTTTAGGGGTTTGACAGGTTTGGTTGCGATCATAATTATTCCTTACTTAGTTTTGGGCAGGTGTTTAACAGCGTCAAAAAGTTTTGCGGCACGAGTAACGTCAAAATTCTTGTGCTTGTACATCCAGGCTTTTTTGCGTTCTGCCACTTCCAGTGCCTCTGCCAGTTTCCATTTTGTGTTGAAGTCCACTGTCATTATTATACGGCTCATG